GTTGGCTCGTTATTGATCCAGTCTTTAAGGAAATTCTTCAGGACGAAGATTCTAGACTATTCAACAACGACTTCGGCGGTTCTGGTCTTCAGAACGGTCTAGTTCTAAACAACCTACTTGGCTTTAAAGTATACGTCTCTAACAACCTACCTTCAGTTGGTACAGGTTCCTCCACAACTGGTGGTACAAACGCTTCCAACTATGGTGTTGTTGTTGCAGGCCACTCTTCAGCCGTAGCTACTGCCGAACAGATCAACAAAACAGAAACCTATCGTGATCCAGATAGCTTTGCTGATGTTGTTCGTGGTATGCACCTTTATGGCCGCAAGATTCTTCGTCCCGAAGCTCTTGTAAACGCCAAAATTTGCTTAGTATAAGGAGTATTGAAAAATGGCTACGATTACTGCTACTCTTGCTCCCGCTCGTGGCAATGAAGCTCGCGGGCGTCAACCCTACTATGTACAACAGATCATTGATTTGACTGCTAATAGCATCAACCCAAATGGTGATGTTGTACAGGCTCTAACCATTCCTGCCAACACAAAAATTGTGTCGGCTGGTTTTCAGGTTACGTCAAGTGCTACTCAAAATACAGGTACTGATGCCACTGCCACTCTCGGCACTGGTGCAGATGCTGATGAGTACGTTACAGCATTTGATATTGACGGGGCTGCGGATGGTGCTTATGCACCTAGCGTTACCGTGTCGGCTGATCTAGTAATTACATCTGCTGATACTCTTGATCTAACGCTTGCTGGTGGCGGCGCATCTTTCACTGCTGGTGAAATTCGTGTCTTTGCTTGCTTGCTAGACGTTAGTGACAATGGTATTGCGACTGCTGATGAAGTAGATCGTGACACTCTAGCGTAAGTTAACTGAGTATGGGACTGGGAGTTAACGCTCTCAGTCCCTACTTATGTTATATAAGGAATAAACTATGGCAATTACCACAGCAATGTGTAACTCTTTTAAAACAGAGCTTTTAGGAGGAACGCACGACCTAGACTCAAACAGTATTAAGCTTGCTTTAATTAAAGTATCTGCTTCAGGTACATATAATGCAAGCACGACAAATTATTCGGATGTTACAGGTAATAGCGATGAAGCTTCAGGTACTAACTACAGTGCGGGCGGGCAGGTTTTAGACTCTGCTTCTATTGCTTTATCCGGTTCTACGGCCATCGTAGATTTTGCGGATGAAGTTTTTTCTAATGTAACTGTTGCTGCAACAGGTTGTATTATCTATAATGCTTCCCAATCTAATAAAGCTATTTGTGTAATTGATTTTGGCGGTACTGTTTCAGCTACTGCTGGTGATCTTACAATTGAATTTCCTGCCGCAGACGCATCAAACGCTGTTATTCGTATTGCATAATAGGTAGCTAATATGGCTATTATTGCACAGTCTGCCCGTTATGGTTCTGGTTTATTTGGTTTATCTAGATATGGTCAAATAAATCTATCCGTATCACTAGCAAGTGTTGCTGCAACCAGTGCAGTAAACACTGTTCAGTTAAGTGCTAGTTCTAAAGTTATACCTACTGGTGTTGTAGGTACAGGCAGTGTTGCACCTGTAGCAGCGGGCGGTTTTGAAATTGATATTACTGAAAGTATTAGTACAGGAGTATCTAGTACAGGATCAGTAAATACTGTTACTATAAATATTGGTGAGACGGTTGTAGGTGTTACTGCAACAGGTGCAGTAAATACTGTAGGGCTTATTGCAAATGCAACCTCTGAGGTTACAGGTGTTAGTTCTACAATAAGTTTAGGTACTGTTACTTCTATAGTAATAGAAAAATGTGAAGGTGTTACTGCAACAGGTGCAGTAAATACTGTAGGGATTAGTGCAAATGCAACCTCTGAGGTTACAGGTGTTAGTTCTACAATAAGTTTAGGTACTGTAGTTAAAACAGCAGAAGTTTTCAATTTTGAAGCAGTGAAAGCACAGTATAGTAGAAAGCGCTGCGTTTATATTTCGAGAGCAGCTTAATGTCTACTACGTATGAACGAACCGTAAATGTCCCTTTTGAAAGTCGTCTTATTTTTGTTTCAAGACAAACGACAACAAACGACAGAACAATAGATGTACCAAAAGAAGATCGTTACGTTTATGTTGAACGTCAACCAACTTCATATGACCGAACAGTGTACGTAACGGAGTAAATATATGTCCTTTAAATGGCCTGTAAAAGACCCAGATGAAACACTAGACTACAATGCAGATTGGTCACGCTTCTTAGGTGACGCCACAATTAGCTCTGTAGAATGGTATGTTAAAACTAGTGAGATTGGTAAAACACTTTTGGGTGCAGGGCAAACACTAACGACGGCATCTAGTAGTGCTGTTACTGATAATATTCAGAATGTGTCTCAGACTAACACAACTACTGTTGCTACCATTAACATTGGTGGTGGCGTTACCAATAGAGAATATACCTTTTCTTGTAGAATGACAGACAGTACGGGCAGTACCGCTGAACGTACAATTAAATTAACAGTGAGAGAAAAATAATGGCGTACAATTTTCTCGGTCTAGTAAACGAAGTTAATAGGCGGCTTAATGAAGTTGAGCTTACTTCTGCTAACTTTGACTCGGCCACAGGTTTTTACTCTCATGCAAAAGATGCTGTTAATGCTTCTATTCGTTATATTAATCAGTCTGAGTTTGAATGGCCTTTTAATCACGTAGAACAAGAAGACGTACTAACTACAGGTACTACTAGATACCCATTTCCAGATGACGCTAAGATTATTAATTTTGATAGTTTTAGAATTAAAGAAGACACTACATTAGGTAATAGTACAAAAAAACTAAAGAACGTAGCTTATGAAGAATACTTACATAAATCTATTTCTCAAGAATATAAAGCTACTGCCGATAATAACGCTCTACCTAATTATGTATTTAATGCTCCTTCACTAGAATACGGAATGATTCCTCCACCAGATCAAGCCTATAGTGTAATCTATGAATACTATCGTGTTCCTGTTGACTTAGAAAATGCAACTGACGTTCCAGTTATTCCTGAAAGATTTAAGCACATTATTACAGACGGCTCTATGCACTACGCATATCTTTTTAGGGGTGATGCACAAGCATATACTATAGCTATGCAAAAGTTTGAAGACGGTGTTAAACATATGCGTAGCATTCTAATTAATAGATTTTATTATCTTCGTAGTTCTATGGTTAGTAACAATCAGGGAGGGGGGCGTATTGCTACATCCTCTTCTAATGTAGGTTCTTCTTTGGACGCCCTATAATGGAAGCGTGGCAAACTTTTCCTATTGAGTTTAAAGGGGGTCTTGTAACCAATTTAAGCCCTCTACAGCAGGGTATTAATGCTCCGGGTAGCGCTAGAGTGCTACGGAACTTTGAACCCTCTATTGAGGGCGGATACAGGCGTATCGTAGGCTTTGATAAATACGACAGTAATACCATTCCCGCATACGGTGCGCCTGTTGTACACGGAGCCAGCCAAAGTGGTACGACATTAATTATAGGTAACATTCATAAAACACCTGAAGCGGGAGACACGCTTACAGTTGCTGGTATCACAGGTACATATACTATTGCAGCAAGTGGTGTTAGTTATGATGCTACTAATCGTAGGGCTACACTAACACTAACAGGTTCTTTGGCTAGTAGTCCAGCTAATGCTGTGGCAGTTACGTTTACAACAACGACAACAGACCACATGACTACAGGTGTAGCTGTACTTAATAATACCGTTATTGTACAAAGAAACTTCGACCTGTTTAAAACGGCAGGCTCCGGTTATACGCACATAAATGTACCCAGTTATGGTACAGTACTAGTTAATGGTGCTAGTCAAACAGGCACCTCTTTAGCTATGGACGATTTAACTGCTGCGCCACAAGCGGGTGACGTATTTAAAGTTGATGGTATTGATTTAGTTTATACTGTAACGGCAGACGCTACGGTAAGCAGTGGAAGCTCTACAGTTAATATTAATCCTGCCTTAGATAGTAGCCCAGCGGACAATGCAGCAATTACATTTTTATCTACCTCTCGTGTGTCAGCTAGTAGGTTAAGATTTACACGATATAATTTTAATGGTACAGATAAACTTATGCTGGTAGATGGAGCTAGTGTTCCAGCTATTTTTGATGGTACTACTTTTACCGCTTTAAACGCTGCCCCTTCAGATGTTGTTGCAGCTACCCACACAATTAATTTTAAAAATACATTGTTTTTTGCTAAAGGTTCTGCTATAACTTTTACAGCAGTGTATACTGATACAGACTTTAGTGCAGCTAATGGTGCAGGAACTATCAATGTAGGCGCTGACATTACGGGCCTTTCAGTATTTAGAGAAACACTTTTTATTTTTACGAACGAAAGTATTTTTAGAATATCAGGATCAACTATCGCAGACTTTAGACTAGACCCTGTAACTAGAGATATCGGTTGTATTGAAGGCGACTCTATTCAAGAAATTGGTTCTGACGTTATGTTCTTAGGACCAGATGGTCTTAGACTACTAAGTGCTACAGAACGAATTGGAGACTTTAACTTTTCTAATGCTTCTAAAGTAATCCAAAGTGAGTTCACTAACTTTGTTAGTTCAAGCACTAATTTCTGTAGTCTTGTTTTAAGATCAAAGTCTCAATATAGAATAATGGGTTATGGTGCCACTGTCTCAAAAAACAATTCTAAAGGTATTTTAACAACACAGTTAGCAGAAGAAGGTGGTGGTGGTTTTGCATTTGCTGAAACTAGAGGTATACAAGCATATGTTGCGGACAGCTATT